ACGGACGATGCCGCCAATATGCAAGAGCGGTATAAGCAACGGATCGTCGACCGCGGGAAGCGCGGCACCCCGGCATTCTTTGGGGCCGTGCGGGACATTAAACCGCTCGGCTTTACCCTCTCCGACCTCGAGTTCCCGGACCTCCGCCGCGTGTCGCGTGAGGACATCTGCGCGGCGTTTGGTGTCGATCCCCGGATGATCGGGATCGGTTCGGCCTCAAACGACGGAGGGTTGTCGGGTGTGCAATATGTCGAGGCCCGCGCCCGCCTCGTACAGCACACGATCGAGCCGATGCTCTCCGCCTTTGAGGACGAGCTTAATCATTGGCTCGCGCCCGAGTTCGGCGATGTCTGGATCTCCTACGATCACGATGTAATGCGCGATCTCGTCGAGGACGACCTTGCAACCTCGACCCGTGTCCGCGCCGAATACGATATGGGTCTGCGCACGTGGGAGGAGAGTCGCCGCGCCATTAAGCTGTCGCCCCTCCCCGAGCCGACCGACAGCATCCTCAAGACCGCCGGCAAGGACCTTATCCCTGCGGCCCTTGCGGTTATCGACCCGTCCGCGGTACTAACCGAGGCCCCGGCGACTGACAACGAGACGCCGATGATTAGCGGCGACGAGAACGCCGAGGCGCAGAAGATCGCCGATGCCGAAACGGTCGCCGAAGATTCCGCGATGCCGACCGTCGAGATCGAGATCGAGGCCGGGGAGGATGAGGACGAGGCCGAGGCCGAGGCAGAGGACGAGCTAGAGGACGGCGATATGGAAGAAGGCCGCGCCGAGGCCAAGACCGACTTCCCTGAGCAGGGGGACGACAAGAAGGTGTCCCTCCGCAACTCACAGTACGCCCTGTTCCCGGTCAACGAGGCCGAGGATCTTAAGGAGAACTATCCCGAGATCTGGTCAAAGGGCGGGAACATTAAGGGCAACGAGCAGTTCCGTAAGCTCGCGCCGATCGCGAAGCGCGGCGGGGTGCCCGACGGAGAGGCGGAGGAGAACGCCATCCGGTTGCGGGAGGCGTGGGTCGCTCGGCACCGGGGCGACTTTCAGACCGCCGGGGTCGTGGCGCAGATTAAGTGGCTCGCCGTCGGCGACCGCGGGCTCGATCATATGCGGGCTGTTATCCGCAAGGAAAAGGAAAAGCTCAAGGACCGGAACGACGCCCCGATCGACCCGAAGATGGCCCGTAAGCGCGGGATCTACGAGCGGGCGATGCAAGAGCTTGACCGCACCGAGCAGACCTACAAGGCGACTGCCGAGGCCCTGTTCCGCGCCGAGCGCCCGAAGGTAAGCAAGAGCATCGCGAACGCCTCCGACTATGCCGAGGCTCGCCAGCGGGTGCGTCAGGCGTACTCGATAAACGGCGATTTCGACGAGAACTGGAACGAGTCATTTACCCCGCATATTGCCAAGAGCTACGGCTTTGGGGCTACCGAGGTCGCCGGGGTCGGGGCCGAGCTTGCCGCGGACACCGTCGAGTCTGGCCTTACCAAGCGGTCGGTCGCAAGCGTTGAAAACGCAATCCGCCGCCGCGCTCAAAAGCTTGCCGAGCGGGTCGGGGGCACGACGGCTGATGAGGTGGTCTCCGTCCTTGTCGCATCCGAGCGGGCTGGTCTTACCATTACCGAGGCATCCCGGCTCGTCGCCCGGGCCGTCTATGGTGAGGAACGGATGGACGTTCGCGCTACAATGATTGCCCGAACCGAGTCCGCCGGGGCGCTATCTCAGGGGTCGTGGGATCAGGCGCAAGAGATGGGCGATGTCTATCGGTCGAAGGAGTGGCTCGCGTTCTCTGACAAGGAGACCCGCGACACACACACGGCTTGTATGAGCGAAGGAAGCATCCCAATCGATCAGCCATTCGAGTCGAACGGCCTTATGTATCCGCTTGACCCGGATGGCGATGCAGACGAAGTTATTAACTGTCGGTGCGTGTTGGCCTACAGCGATGAACCGGCATAATGCCGTCCCTACCACTTTCAGAGGAACCGATGACCGCGATTGAACTGTCGAAGGAAGAAGCCGCCGCCCTTATGCAACTTATTGACCTTGCCGTTAAGACCGGCGGGCTACAGGTCGCTGAGGCCGCAACCGTCCTTGCCAGAAAGATCGCTCCGGCTACCGCTGACAAGCCTGACATCGCGCCAAAGGAGTAACGATGGCTAAGACCCCCCGCACGACCGTCTGGCACCTTACCGACGCGGCCCTCGAGATCCGCGCCGAGGCCGAACTGCCCGCAGGGATTGCGGGCCGTGTCTCTGGGGTCGCCCTGACATACGAGGTCGTCGACTCCTACGGGACGATGTTCGCCCGAAAGTGCGCCAAGCGATCGGTCGACGGGCGCGTTGCCGCCCGCAAGGTCCCGCTCCTAATGGATCACGAACGGACCTCAAAGGCGCACGTTGGCGTCGTAACCAAGATGGAGGACGCCGGTGACGCGCTGATTATGACCGCTGACATCTTTGACACCGCCGAGGGCCGATCGGCTCTCGAGTATGTCAAGGCGGTCCTTGCCTCGGGCGCATCGACGGGCTTCTCGATCGGCTTTGTCCCCCGCGCCTCCGAGATGGTGACGGTTGACAATAAAACCGTGGAACGCTTTACAGAAATCGAACTGCGGGAAGTATCTATTACCCCGATGCCCGCGGTTCCCGGCGCAGAGATCGCCTCTGCCCGCAACGATGTTGAGGAAGTAGTCTCCGAGCGCACGGATGACGACCTCCTTACCCTTGCCGCTCGCGTTACTCTGGATGCGCTCTCCGAGAGTCAACGCCACGCGGTGCTGTCCCGCTACCTTCCGCCAACCCGCACCGAGACGGCCTCCCCGGTCACGCCTGTCGTGATTGAGACGCCCTCCTCGACCGAGGCAACGGTTCGGTATGCTTCCCTTGCCGAGCGAGCCTCGGCTGTTCGCTCGACGTACACTACCCACTAGGATCGGACAATGAAGAACACGCTGGTTTCCAAGAACCGTGCCGCGAACGAGCTTCGCGAGCAGGCCAACAAGCTCCGTGGCGAGCTGATGGACACGACCGCCTCGTTTACCCCCGAGGAAGTCGAGAAGCGCACCGCTGATATCCGCGCCATCGAGATGCGGGCGGCGGCGGCGGCTGAGTTTACCGCCGATGCTGAGATCGCCCGTCAGGGCGGCGACGAGGGCCTCGTCCGCGTTGACGCGCACGGCCCGGAGTTCTCCGGGATGCAGGGCGCTCAGGATGAGGTGCGTCGCGAGTTGAAGCGCGGCTTCCGCAATATCGGTGCCTACCTCCGCGCCGTTGCAAAGGGCCCCGCGAACGCGACCGAGGCCGAGTGCCTTAAGCGTGTCGACCTGATGACCCGCACTATCACCGGCTCGACCAACGGTGGCGAGTACCTCCTTCCGCTCACGCAGGTGCCGGAGATCTTCTCGACCGCGAACACGCAGGCCGGGATGTTTCAGATCGCCCGGAGATACAATGTCCCCGGACGCTCACTTCGGATTCCGTATCTTCTGCAGGACGAGGGTACGTCCACCCTTAACCGCCCGATGGCTGGTAAGATCGCGAACGTGACCATCGTCGGCGAAGGCTCCGCCAAGCCCGCCCGCGAGCCGTCGTTCGGTCAGCGCGTGCTTACGATGTATAAGTATGCCGCGATCACGGAGTTCGGCGACGAGCTTCTCGGTGACGATTTCACCGGCGAGCTTCCGTCCGAGGTTACCTCGGCGGTCGGTGGACAGGCGATTAACAAGATTAACGAAGACATCACCATCGACGGCACCGGCTCGAGCCAGCCGCTCGGTGCCTTTAACACCAACAACACCGCGCTAATCAAGGTTGCCCGCGCTTCGGCAAACACCTTCTCGGCGGCGGATATGTTCTCGATGTATAAGCAACACACGGTCGGCCCCCGCTCGGTGTGGATGATCTCGCGGTACTCGCTCCCCGCGCTCTACGCCCTGCAGACGACCAACAACACGATGGTGACGTTCCTCCCGAACCTCCGCGATGGCGCTCCGGCGACCCTCCTCGGGCTTCCGGTGATCGTTACGGACTTGCTCCCGACCCTCGGGACCGAGGCCGACATCGCGCTGGTTAACCCGGATTTCTACGCGATGGGTCTGCGTCAGGCCCTTACCGTCGAGTCCTCGATTCACTACAAGTTTACGGACGACATCACGACCTACCGCTTCGTCGCTCGCGCCGGTGGCATTCCGCTCCCGACCAGCACGTTCGCGTACAAGGTCGACGGGTCTGGCAACAAGGTGATGCCGCACTCGCCGTTCGTTGTGCTTGACGAGCCCGCGGCGTAAGCCGTGGCACGGTAGGGCCGTGGGGGGATCCTCCCCCGCGGCTCTGCCGGTTGGCATTGTAGACTGTTCCTCTCTCCGACTGTCCTGAGGTTCGCGTGGCTCTCCCAACCGTTACAGACCTCAAGAGTTACCTCCGCATAGAGTCCAACGCGGAGAACACGCTCCTCACAGCCCTGCTGGCCCGGGCGCAGGGGCAGTTAGAGTTGTGGATCGACTGCCCGATTACGGCAGTCTCGCAGACGTATATCGATCGGTGCGAGACCCTCGCCGATCGCCCC